CTAGGAGGGTTCTGCGAAACGGTGCTGGCCTGCGGTTAGGTGTCGTGGCTGGTCAGCGCGGACCCCAGATCCGGCCGCTGTCTACCCCATGTTCCGGGTACCCTGGTGGCCGGGAGTTCATCTCCCGGACCGTGAGGGGGTGGTCACGTTGGTACCCAGCCTGACCTTGCAGCCTCTCCGGAAAACCCATGCGGGATAACCACACTCCGCCCGGTTCCGTCGCGGGCATGCAGGTGCTCCTGGAAGAAGCGGGGCGTCACGGCTCGCCGTGGTGATGCTGTGGATTCGCGGCAGGGCATGGCTTGGACGGGACGGTCACCTGCATGGCCGTCCCGTTCCGTTTCAAGAGCCCCTGATCGGGACTGGCGTTGCGTGCGCTAGCCAGGGGAAGCTGACGACATGAGCGATTATCAGATCGTTGGCCCTTTTGAGAGTCACCGTGTGGTCGTAGATGGCCACCGGGTCCCGTTCCTGGACGCGATGCCAGTCAATGGCGGGAAGATCGGGCTCCTGCTGGATGGCCGGTATGCCCTTGACATTTCCGTGGCCGACGCGGACGCGTTCATCCCGTGGATCGCCGACGCGATCGCGATCGCGATGGGCTATACCTGCCATCCGCGTGCCGGGAAGGAACCGGTTCGCGCCAGTCCCTTCCCGGCTGATCATGCTATTGACTGGATCAGGACGGATGCGGATTTACGGGCACGCAGGCAGGTTGTCCAGGTTGTTGTCCCAGTACTTGTCCGAGTGCGAGCGGAGCGTGTCAAGACCGCAGGCGCAGTGGTACTTGGCTACGGGCGCTTCCGTCCCCGATGACGGGCTCGCAGTGCGGAACCTGTGTCCCGCATCGATTGCCTGGTAGATCTCCTCTACGGTGAACTGCTCGCCGCCGACGCCCACGCTGACGATGTGGTGATGGCCCGCAGCGGTGCGCCCGCTCATCCGGACGCACGTGATCAGGAATTCGCTCATTGAGTTCCCTTTCGGTTAGGGAACAGAACGGCGCGCCTGCTGCCGGCGGCAGCATGAAAGCGCTAACGTAGCCAGAGCCGCTGCGAACGGCCGCTACGTTCCGTGAGTTCCCAACCGGCAATCGTTCCACGGAACGAGGCCAGGAACGTGCAAGCCACGCCGGGCGGGTCCGGGGTCATCCTGGATCTTGCCCGGCGTCGTGCTGTCGGCGGGCTACCCTGCTGCGGGGATGGTGAGGTAGACCCAGGCGGTGCGCCCGCCGGCGTCCCCGATGATGCCCCAGTTGCCGGGTCCGGTGAATGCCTCTATCACGTCAAGCCCGTGCGGCCTGCCGTCGTCGTGCGGCTGGCTGTTCCATGCGCCGCCGCTGTCTTCCACTTCTATCCGCAGGGTGCTGCCGGTGATCCCGGCGCGGAGGGTGAACGTCCCGCCGTTGCGGGATGCGCTGTGCAGGACGGCGTTGGTGGCGAACTCCGACGCGATCAGCAGCGCGGTGTCGGTGACGGGGGTGTCGCCGAGCAGGCCGGCGAGTGCTTTCCGGGCGTGCCTGACCTGCGCGGGCTCGGCGGGGTAGACGGCATGGAGCAGCCGCATTGAGGTCTCGACTGCCGTGTGTTCCATCGCTGTCCCCTCCGTACTGTGCCGGCTATTGCCGATCACAGCGTGAAAGGGCACGCTTGGTTTACGTGACGAATGCGCCTGCCACGATCCGCCACTGTGCTGCTGGAGGCTTGCCACGATGACCAGACGCGACCCGGACACCGACCCCCGCGCGTTCCTCGGCGGGGAACTTCGCCGGGCCCGGATGACGGCCGGGTTCAGCAGCCAGGAGGCACTGGCCGCCCGGCTCGGGTTCGACCGGACAGTCGTCACGAAGGCGGAGACCGGGGAGCGCCCGCCGACACCGGACGTGCTGTCGGCGTGGTGCTCCGCGTGCGGGCTGGATGAGGATCTGTTCACCCGGCTGGCGAGGCTGGCGCGCGCCAGTGACGGGCCGGTCCCGACGTGGTTCGAGGACTGGCTTGAGGCTGAGCATGAGGCGCAGTCGCTGCGGATATGGTCCCCGGTGCTGATACCGGGCCTGCTCCAGACGGCGGAGTACGCGCGGGCGCTGTTCCTTGCGGCACAGTCCGATACCAGCGAGGACATGATCGACGGGCTGGTGTCGGCGCGGCTGGAGCGTCAGGCCGTGTTCGAGCGGGGCGACCCGCCCGATACCGTGGTGGTGCTGGACGAGGCGGTGCTGCACCGCCTGATCGGCTCGCCGCAGGTGATGCACGACGCGCTGGTGCAGGTGGCCGAGTGGTCACGCCGCCCGTTCCTGGTGGTGCAGGTGATCCCTGCCGTCAACGGGGCCAACGCCGGACTCGGCGGTGCGTTCGACATCGCCAGCGCGGACGGCATGCCGGACACGCTGCGGATGGAAGGCGTGGAGGACCAGACGGTCGAGAAGCGCTCACTGGTACGCAAGGCGGCTGTAGCGTTTGACCGGGTGCGGGGAGATGCGCTGTCACGGGGCCAGTCACGGGACTTGATCATGAAGGTGGCGGAAGAGAAATGGAAAACGTGAACGGCTGGAGGAAGTCCAGCTACTCAGGGAACGGCGGCGGCAACTGCGTCGAAATCGGGCAGGACGCCGACGGGACGATCCTGGTCCGCGACACCAAGCAGCACGGCAGTGGGCCGGTCCACCGCTGCGCCCAGGCCGAGTGGCAGGCGTTCATCGCCAGGGTGCGCAGCGGCGGGTTCGGCCTCGACGAGTCCGGACGCCTGCCGTTAGGCCGACGAACTCAGGGACGCGCATACGGGGGCATTCCCGTGCCGGGGGTGCCCCTTGGTCATGCCCGCGTTTCGGGTTGAATCACCGGTTCCGGGTACGAGCCTGTGTGCCCGTTCGGGCTGGCAGACGGCGGCGCGGGTGCATCATCCACGTAGACAAGGTCGAGGACGTTCTTCGCTGTCTCAAGCCAGTGCTCGCGCTGCTGAGGTGTGTACCGCTCGCCCTCAGCCGGCAGTCTGTCCACCAGCGCCTGCATCAACGGCGGTAGTGAGTGCGACGGCGGTAGTGAGTGCGACGGCGGTGCCGGCGTTGGCATCGCAAGCACCACTTCTGCTTCTGGATGAAACACTTCCGCAGGCTCCTTGCGCTCGGGCACGGCACTACGCCCGACTGCGATGCTACCTCCGTTGGGGCGGATGAGCCGGTCGCGACCCGAGCGGAAGAATCCGGCGGTCTCTGCGCTCCGGATGAAGACCTGACGCGCCCTGGTCGCCCGGTGCTCGGGTACTCCGAGACGCTCGATGTCCACGTCGATGACGTCTACAGCAGGCAGCTTCCCGCCGTCGGCGGCGTACCGGTCGAACAGTTTCCCGTATAGCTCCACGCTCAGGAAGGCTTCCGCCAGCATGTCCACGTCCGAGGGCGACGCGGCCATGCGCCGTCCGATGTCGGTAAGGACCAGCTCACTGCCGACAGTCTCTGTTGCACCGAACATACGGCCGGCGGCCGTCCGCCCCCGGAACGCGCCGCTGGTCCTGACCTGGTCCAGTGAGCTGGCAAGCTCATCAAATCGGCACCTGCCGCCCCGTCGGCCAATCAGGCACGCCATTTCCACTACGTCCTTGAGCGGGATGATCGGAAAGGCCGTCGGGCTCTTCCCGTCCTTCACGTGTCCCCTTGCGCTCGGCATGGCCGTTCCTCCAAGTGTCGCCAAGAGCATCTTAGCGGGAACACCGGACCGATTCAGCAACTCGCCGAGGGACATGCGCGCCTACACCGATCCGCCCGGAGGGACACGCGAGGCGGCAAGCCCATCACCGCGCCCCACGCACGCCTTCAGTGCGCTAAGCTCCGGTGGGAGCGCGGCTTACTTCCTGAGTTGGGAGCGAATGCCTATGAGAGAAGCCGCCCCGGGAGGACCGACGGGCTCAGACACCCAGCCCTCCCGGGGCTAACTCTGGCTGCGGGGCCATACCAGTGGCTCCGCAGCCTCCAGCCCCAGTAGCTCAGTCGCATAGAGCGCCGGCCTGCTAAGCCGACAGTCGCAGGTTGGAACCCTGCCTGGGGCACGATTCAGCCTGCGCTACTTGAGGCGCTGCTTGAGAGTATAGCCAGGCGTGGCCAATCGTCCACGCCACACCGGCTTCTCAGCATCGTCGCGGCAGGCGCGCGGCCGGATTAACCCGCGAGTTCGCCCATATTAGAAAAGCAACAATTCCTGCCGATGGCGGCTTTCAGGACCCCTGAAAATGTCAGACCCAAGCGATATAGTCGAAGAGAAGGGAAAAGGAAATAAAGGGCGACCCCCGCGAGTGCTGGTAACACTCCGGGGGCCTGGACCAGGAGATGCAACTCCATGGCCGCTTCGACCGTATCACTCCCGCGCGATGCCGCACAGGTTGCCGCGCTGCTGGACAGCCCGGAGATCACCGGGCTCATCGCCCAGCTTGAGGCGACCCGGTGGACGGGCCGGCCCGGCTACCCGGTGCGTGCCATGGTCGGCATCACGCTGGTCAAGTCCGTGTACTGCCTGCCCACGTGGACGCGGACGGTCGCGCTGGTCGCTGACCACGCCGGGCTGCGGGACGTGCTGGGTGCGGCCCCGTCCACGGACGCGTGCTACAGGTTCACGGTCAAGCTGCGGACCCATGGGGACATGCTCACGTCGTGCATTGAGAAGGTGCTGGCGGAACTGCATTCCCTCAACCCGGAAATGGGCAGCGCGGTCGCTATTGACGGGTCCGACCTTCCCGCCTACGCGAACGGGCAGAAATACGTGTCACGCGGCGGGAAACTGCGCGAGAAGTTCTCCGACCCGGACGCGACATGGGGTCACCGCTCGTCCATTTCCACGCGCAGCGGCGGCGGGTATTACGGCTATAAGGTTCACGCGTGCGTGGACATCGTGACCGGGCTGCCGGTGGCGTGGCAGGTGCAGACCGCGAAAGACAGCGAGATACCCACGGTGCCGGTGCTGCTCGACGCCGCGAACGGGCGCGGGTTCGCCCCGTCGATCGCGGTCCTTGACCGTGGCTATGACACTCAGGCGCTGTACACGCTGCTGGAAGAGCGGGACATCCGGCCGGTGATCCCAGTGCGGCAGACACCCGCCGTCAAGGCCGGCAAGCACCTGCCGCCGTCGTGCGAGCACGGTACGTGGACGTTCGCCGGGTCCGACACCAGGCGGGGAGCGTCCAAGTGGCGCTGCCCGTCCGGTGAGTGCACGCCCGCGTCCACGTGGCTGAAAGCGGACCGGCTGCACACCCTGATCCCGCGCAGCACGCCCCGATGGAAAAGCCTGTATCACCAGCGCGGCGCGGTGGAGCGGGAATTCGGCCGGCTCAAGAACGAGTGGGGCGCGCTGCCGCTGCGGGTCCGGCGCATCTACCGCGTCCGGCTCCACGTGGACCTGACCATCTTCGCCCAGCTCGCATCCGCGCTGCTCATCGCCCGGACATAGGCAGCCCTGCCTATTACCCCGCTGCTGGCGGGGTCGCAGGCATGCCCGGACACGAGAATTGCGGCCATGAGATCGCGCCCGGTCCCGCGCGGACACGCACTACCGGACAGACAGGACAAAACCGCAGGCCGGACGCTAACTCCGGAACCCGGAACCCGCGCCGCGCTGAGTTTCGCGGCTCGTTTCGGGGTTCCCTCCTAGCTTGACTTCTCCCCTTCCTTCAGGGAGGGGATTCTCGGCCCTCACGGGCCGGGGTTCCTGTTTCACGGACGGTCGCCTACCAGCACTACGTGCGGGCAGGTCTTACGCCATCTCCGCAGGCAAGCACTGCCAGCCCGGCAGCTCGTATGTTCCTCGCGGCGTTGATATCCCGGTCGTGGACTGTGCCGCACGCGGGGCACGCCCATTCCCGGACGTTCAGCGGCATCGACGCGGCCAGGCGGCCGCACGCAGAGCATGTCCTGCTCGACGGGTAGAACCTGTCGACCGCGATGACGGTGCGGCCGTACCAGTCCGCCTTGTATTCCAGCTGCCTGCGGAACTCCGACCAGGACGCATCGGAGATCGCGCGGGCCAGGGAATGGTTCCTGAGCATGTTGCGGACGGTCAGGTCTTCGATGATCACCGTTTGGTTCTCGCGGATGATCCTCGTGGACAACTTGTGCAGGAAATCGGTCCTGCGGTCGGTGATCCGGGCATACACGCGGGCGACCTTGACGCGCGCTCTGGCCCGGTTGCGGGAGCCTTTCTGCTTGCGGGCCAGGTTCCGCTGCGCCTTCGCCAGCCGGGCGCGGTCCCGTTTCTCGCACTTCGGGTTGGTGATCTTCTCCCCGGTCGACAGGGTCACCAGCGACGTTATCCCGGCATCGACCCCAACCGCCGATGCTGGCGCCGGGGGAAGCGGCTCGATCGTCTCCTCGACCAGGATCGAGACATGCCACCGTCCGGCCGCGTCCCGGCTGACCGTCACCGTGGACGGCTCCGCGCATTCGGGCGGCGGGCGGGACCAGCGGATATCCAGCGGGACATCCATCTTCGCCAGCGTGATCTGCCCGTCCCGGTAGCGGAACCCCGAGGTTGTGAACGTCGCTGATGCCCGCGACTTCCGTTTCGATTTGAACGTCGGGTACCCGGAGCGTTTGCCCCAGAAGTTCAGGTATGCCTGCTGGAGATGCTGGAGCCCCTGCTGGAGCGCGACGTTGGATACCTCGTACAGCCAGGATGTCTCCGGGTCCGCTTTCCACTGGGTGAGCATCCGGCAGGTTTCCGCGAACGTGACCCGCTTCTGGTCCTGTGTCCACGCCCGGGACCGTTCCGCGAGCGCCCGGTTGTACACGTACCGCACCGACCCGAACGTCCGGTTCAGCAGCTCCGCCTGCTCCGGGGTCGGGTAGAAGCGGTACTTGTACGCCCGCTTCACCACCCGGCTGCTCACGCTGAGATACTAGCACACTCATATTTCACTGCCTTTACTGAGCCGCGCTAGGAGGGATCGGCGATAGGACCGGCGAAACCCGGTGCTGAGCGACCTGACATCGAGCGGGATGGCGGACTGACCTGGACTTTTGTCCTCTGTGTCCAGTTAGCGGGTGCCGTGCGGCCGCGCAATTGCGTGTGAGGCGGGTTTCCCGTGTCCGGGCATGCCGGTGGTCCCGCTCGCGGCGGGGTGCGGGACGGGCAGGTTCTAGGTCCGGGCTTTGAGGAGCGCGGCGGCGAGCTGGGCGAGGATGGTCAGGTTCACGTGGAGGCGGACTTTCGCGAGTCCCCGGACGCGGAGCGGCAGCAGTGCCCACTGGTGCTTGAGGACGCCGAACTCCCGCTCGACGGCGCACCGCTTGTGGTAGTACGCCTTCCACCGTGGGGTGGTGCGCGGGATGAGAGTGTGGAGCCGGTCAGCCTTGAGCCAGACCGACGCCGGCTTACACTCGCCGGTCGGGCACCGCCACTTCGACGCTCCCCGCCTGGTGTCGGACCCAGCGAATGTCCATGTGCCGTGGTCGCAGGACGGGGGAAGGTGCTGGCCGTCCTTGACGGCCTTGGTTTCACGCAGCGGGATGACGGGGCGGATGTCCCGCGACTCGATCTCCTCATAGACAGCCTGCGAGTCGTACCCGCGATCGAGCACGGCGACACCCGGCGTGAACCCGAGCGCGGTCACGGCGTCCAGCAGGTCCGGCACGAGTGGTATCTCTGAGTCCTTCGCAGTCCGGACCTCCCACGCCAGCGGCAGCCCGGTCGCGACGTCAACGGCCGCGTGAATTTTATAGCCATAGTACCCGCCGCCCGATCGGGTGGAAATGGATGAGCGGTGACCCCATGACGCATCCGGGTCCGAGAACCGCTCCCGAAGTTTCCCGCCACGGGAAACGTATTTCTGCCCGTTCGCGTAAGCGGGAAGATCCGAGCCGTCAATAGCAACGGTGCTGCCCATATCCGGGTGCAGGGAATGCAGTTCCCCGAGAATCCGCGTGGTGCATTCCGCCAGCATTGCGCTGTGCTTGCGGAGCTTGCGGGCGAACCTGTAGCACGCGTCCGTGGACGGGGCAGCGCCGAGCACGTCCCGCAGCGCGGCATGGTCACGGACCAGGGACACGGCCCGGGTCCACGTCGGGATACAGTACACGCTCTTGACCAGGACCAGGCCGAGCAGGGAGCGGAGCGGGTAGCCGGGACGGCCGGTCCACCGGGTCGCCTCAAGCTCACCGATCAGCGCGGCGATCTCAGGGCTGTCGAGCAGAGCGGCGACGTGCGACGCGTCGCGTGCTATGGTCGGAGTGGCCATGGAGTTGCGCTCCTTGGTCCAGGCCCTCGGACGTTGGCGCGTCGCGGGGGCCGCTTGCTATTTCCTTTTCTTCTCACTCCGATAATAGCGGCAGGGTCTGACAAAAAGGATGCACAGACGCCCCGGAATTTCCACTGCTTAGAAAATTCCTGGGGCCGACTCGATCCTGACAAGGCGGAACAGGCGGCCACTCTGCCGACCAGCGAGGGTCCGCGTGCGCTCTTCCTCAAGCGTGGCAATAATGCGCTGATCGAGACTGGCCCTAACCGTCTCCATCAGCTCCAGTTCTATAGCGCCATGAATTTCTGGGCCTGAATCCGGTTCGAGGTAGAAGATGCGGCGCTTTGTGCGAACCCCGTCCAGACGGCCGGCAACCGTCACCGTGCGGCGGTCAACCCGCGATTCACCGAGGCTGCTCTTGAGAACCGTCGCTTGCTCCTGTGAGAGAACCGAGTCGATCTCTTCGCCGTCAGCCGAGGCCATGTGAAATCCGAGGCCGGCCGCACTTTGCGGCACCGCGCGCGCGATGTCGTTGACTGCATTACGGACGGTCAGGCGCTGAGCCAGCACTGCGTCGAGCGAGGCATCGTCATCCGTCGATCCTGGGAGCACACTGACAAGTTCCCGGACTGCCCGTTCCGCAAGCGTCTCAACGGTGAGACCAAGGATGTCCTCGTGGGTCCTGGGCTCAGGGAACCCGAAGATGATCACGTTGCCGGTCTGGCCTCGCTGGATCAATCGTGCCCGTTCGCGGTCGGCGGCGAGTGCGCTGGACCTGTCCGCGTTAGGGAAGCTGATTGTGTGGCCGAGTTTCGCAGTCGCGTCCTGGACAGCCTTTGTGACCTGCGACGAGTCGTAAGCATCGATAGTGCGCACCCCGGAGACGACAACCCGGAGTAGCGGAATCTCACGGCCGGAAAACTTCGCCTCCGCAGCCAGCAGCGACGCGCGGGCCAGCTTGTCCAGCCACGAGTCGCCCGTGATCTCCTGCCGGGCCTCGCTGAAGCTCTTGGTCACCACGTCACCTCCGCAAAGCCTTTGACCTGGCCATCGATGACCACACCCTTAGCATCGACTACCCGCGACCACGTCTCCTGCCATGTCGCCTCCTGGCCAGGTGCGCACAGGTAGGCGTCTACCAGGCCGCCTATGGGCTGCAACCTGGAGAACCAGAGGTCTTCCGGGTGCGCGATGGAGACCTCCTTGAGGGTCAGGAGCGCATGAAGGTTCATGCGCGCCACATCAGGCAGCGACCTGACCGCAGCCCAGTCCATCGGCAGGACCACCACGTCCACATCCTCCGGTGGTTCCTCTCTGCACGTGGCGAAGCTTCCATCTATCCAAGCTACGCCAGCAGGAATGATCCTTTGCATTAGCCGGAGATGTGTTGTCAACGCGCTGAACAGCAGTTCCCGGTGATCCCGATGCGGGGCATCAAGCACGAAGCGGTCATAAATGCCAGGCATGTCTGACCGGTGCGCGCCAGCAGGTAGTAAACCCACTTCCGTCCAAGCTGGGAGTGTCATCACGATGCTCCCGGCCCAGCAACTGGATGCGCACAGAACGTAAGCCTCGTCAGCCGCAGCATTCCAAGTGACGATCCTGGTGCCATGAGGGTACAGTAATCACCCGCACTGGGCTAAAACCAGAGAGAGCGGATAACGAGGTTCATCCGATGCGATAACAGCCCTAACCATGCGTGCCGGGATCGCCGCAGCGCACACGTGCCAGGAACGTGCGCCAGTCAGCCGATGAGATGCGGTGCACTCGCCCGGTGCCGCTGTCCTTGGTGTCGCGGACCAGGATCGTCCCGTCCGCGTCCTGCCCCACTTCGACGCAGTTGCCTCCGCCGTTCCCTGAGTAGCTGGCCTTGCGCCAGCCGTGGTCTATGGCTTCCATATTTCCTCTGCCACCTTCAGAATCAGGTCTCTCGATTGTCCCCGTGACATCGCGTCCCCGCGCACCCGGTCGAACGCTACCGCCGCCTTGCGCACCAGGGAGCGCTTCTCTATCGTCTGGTCTTCCACGCCTTCCATCCGCAGCGTGTCCGGCATGCCGTCCGCCGCCGCGATGTCGAACGCGCCGCCGAGGCCCGCGTTAGCGCCGTTAGATGCGGGGATCACCTGCACAACGACGTTCGGCCGGCGGGACAGTTCCGCGACCTGCACCAGCGCGTCCCGCATGATCTCGTGCGTGCCGATCAGCCGGTGCAGGACCACCTCGTCCAGGACCACCACCACATCAGGCGGGCCGGCGCGGTCCAGGATCGCCCGCCGTTCCAGCCGCGCCGTGACGAGCCCGTCTATCAGGTCATCGCTGGTGTCGGACTGCGCGGCCAGGAACAGCGCACGGGCGTAGTCCGCTGTCTGGAGCAGTCCCGGTATCAGGGTCGGGGACCAGATCCGGAGGGACTGAGCTTCACCCTCAGCCTCAAGCCAGTCCTCGAACCACGTCGGTACCGGCCCGTCACTGGCACGCGCCAGCCTGGCCAGCCGCGTGAATAGTTCCTCGTCCATACGGCACGCCACGCACCACGCCACCAGCACGTCCGCCGTGGGCGGGCGCTTCCCTGTCTCCGCTTTCGTGACAACGGTCCTGTCGAACCCGAGCTTGGCGGCCAGCGCCTCCTGGCTGGAGAAACCAGCAGCCATCCGGCCGCGCCGAAGCTCGCCGCCCAGGAACGCACGCGGGTCGGTGTCAGGGTCGCGCCGTGTCATGTGGCATGCCTCCAGAATCACCGTGGCGGATCGTGGCGGGCAGTTCGGTCACGTAGCTAAAGCGTGCCCCTTCACTGTGTGATCGGCAATAGGCCAGCACAGCACGGAGGGGACACGATGGACGACACGGCGGCACCACCCGGCACCAGACGGTTCCAGGGAACCTACCCCGCAGAACCCGCACAAGTCAGCCACGCGCGCCGCGCGCTCACACAGGCGCTGCACGGCCATCCCGCCGCCGACGACGCGACCTTAGTCGCATCCGAACTCGCCACCAACGCCATACTCCATTCCGCGTCCGGGAACGGCGGTAAGTTCACCCTCCGCGCCGAGATCCGCCACGGTCACATCCGGATCGAGGTCGAGGACGCCGGCGGTCCATGGCGGCGAGGCCGCCACGCGGACGGGCGGGCACACGGACTCGACGTGACCGAGATCCTCACCGGACCCGGCAACTGGGGTATCACCGGGGACGACACCGGGCGCACCGCATGGGCACTCATCCCCACCCCGCCACCGGGTAACTGAGCCGGCCGTGCCGGCCGGACCACCGGGCATGCGGACAGGTACGCTCCCGCGCCGGGGCGGATGAGGGAAACCCCGGAAACACCCGCCAGCCGGCACGGCCACACATTCGATTTCCGCAGCGGATGGCAGCCCCGCACAACGCCGGGCTGGGCCCGGATGATCAGATGGCGGCCGGGATTTCCTCGCAGTACGAACGGGTGACCGCCTTCGGCAGTGTCTCGTTGGTCACCCGGACTGAGAAGACGATGACGTTCTGGGCGTCCTCGCGGGCCAGCAGGTTCAGGCTGGCCAGCCGGATCACGTCGCTGAAGGTGATGCCGCGCCTCTTGGCGAAGCGTCGCAGTGCCGCGACGAGCGGCGGGTCGAGCCGGGCGGACACCATCTGGTCCAGGCGGCGCGGCTTCCCGGCCTGCCCGGCGTCTTCTATCAGGCCCTGGGGGCGGTCGGCGGTCATCGTCCCCTCCATTTCTGCCCGGTCAGCTTCTCCCACTGCCGGATCTCAGCGGTCTCGGCCGGCCACCCGGTGACCGGGCGGAGCCAGTCGCCTCTTTTCTCCGATTCCTTCAACAGTACGAGCCACACCCGGGACAGTGCCAGCCCCACGATGGCCCATTGCGCGGTCATGGTCTTGAAGTTCACCTCGGCCCATACCCCGGCGAGCAGTTCGTACACGACCAGCTCAGCCTGCGCTCCGAGGTGGTCCGCCTGCTGGCAGTGGAGAAGGTTGTTCGTGGCCGGGTCCGGGTCGGATTCCGGGTCATCCCAGTCGATCAGGTCGTACTTCCCCACGTCGAGCAACTTGCCCTCCTCTGCTTGAGCCTTGGTAATACAGAAGATATCATTCGTGTATGACACAGGAGAGCACCGCCCCCGACTCGCCAGCCCGGCTGACAGCAACCAGGGTCGTGGCGTTCTTCGCATCCGACCACGCTGCCTCAGGGGCAGACGGCAAGGTGTACGTGAACGGCGGGTTCATCACGCTGCTGCGCTTCCACGCCTTCCCGGCGCTCGTGCCAACGCTCGGCATCACCGCAGTGCTCGAACTTCCGTTCCAGGACACCATGACCGACCGGATGATCCGCGTCGGCGTGCGCGGCGAGAACGGCCAGGAGCTGCCGGTCCGCGTCGAGGCGGGGTTCCGCACCGCACCGTCGCTGGAGGCCCACTTCGGCGACCCGGCACAGGTGCCGTTCGCCGTCACCGTGACCAACGTCGAGATCCCGGCGCCCGGCATGTACACGCTCGTACTGTGGCTCGATAGCAAGGAGATGGCTACCTACGCGATCAGGGCGATCCAGACACCCATGGCGCCCGTCCAGTTCCCCATCCAGTCGGGCCAGTAGGCCGGGCCGGCAAGCACCACGAGGAAGGAAGACCAGCATGCCAGAGTACAAGGTCCTCGGCAGGGGAACCGTCATGGTCGGCGGCACCCACAAGAGCCTGGCCGATTCAGTAGAGAAGAACCACGTCAACGAGATCGAGGGAATCCTCAACGCCCTCGGCCACGAAGGCTGGGAACTGATCAGCCTCCAGCCGCCGTTCGTGTTCAAGCGGGAGACTGCCCCCAGCTAGCCAAGCAGCAACAGTAGCCGTCAAGCGCCGCGCCAAAACGGAAACGGGACGGCCATGCAGGCGGCCGTCCCGTTCGATACATCAGCCGTCAGCGCGCTTGCGCCGTACACTCCTGGCAGCGCGGCGCTGGGGCATCTGCCCATGACTCCCCGTTCACCGTGGGGTTCTGAATCCTCCCGCAGATACTGACGGTGCGGTCAGACGGGTCAACGGCATGCGAGTAGTTGCCGTCCTCCTGGGAGGTTCCATACAGCAGGTCGTCCATGGGCGCATGTATACCAAGCTTGTCAGCCTTGGGCGCGCGCCTTTGGGGTAAGGATCATAAATTTTCAGCTCCAGCAGCGGCTCACCGAGGTCATCCGCGAGCAGGAGTCCCGCCCCGTGCCCGGCGACACCGGAGACCGGGCAGACACGCCCGGGGTAAGAACCGGAGGCGGCGTACACCCGGAAGCCAGCCAAGGCGTGGCGTGACGTCGAACGTCAAGGCAGTCACCGCAGACAGCAAGACCGGACGGCAGATCACCTGCCGCCCGTTCTTCACGTTCCTGGGGTAACCAGTACCGGAATCTGGGGTCAGCCCCACCCGGCAAGCCCCTGCCCGCACCGCCTACCAGGAGCTAAGGGTTTCGCCGAACCCTCCTAGGGCACGGGCTAACCCGGCCCTGAAGGACAGGGCTCGCGGGCCGCCGAGCTTCCAGCCACGGCTCCCCGCAGGGCCTTCGCCTTTCCCGGCCTCGCTGATGTTGCCGCTACGGGGGCGTTACCCCGCACAATCTTCGGAAGTCAGGTTCCCCCGCGATTCCCCTGGTGGCTCCCATCCGAATCCTCTTCCACTCGAACCGCCCGGGACTGCCCACCGGGTACGGCATAGAAGCGGGCCTGTTCATCACCCGTATTGCCGCCCTAGGACACGAGGTCATCGCGTCGGCCTTCTACGGCATCCAGGGGGACACCGGGAACTGGAAAGGTCACCTGGTCCTCCCGCCAGGCATAGACGCGTACGGATCGGACATCATCGCCGAGCACGTCAGGCAGTCGCGTGCCGACGCGCTCATCACGCTGATGGATGCGTGGGTTCTCGATAAGGGCCAGATCAGGGCCATTCACCAGGAGCAGGGCGTCCCGGTTGCGGCGTGGATGCCGGTCGACACGCTTGCCCTCGGCGAGCCCGACGAGAACTGGCTGCGGGAGACCGGAGCGTTCCCGGTCGCGATGAGCAGGCACGGGCAGGCCCAGCTCACGGCGCGGGGTTTCGACGCGGCGTACGTACCGCACGCCTGCGAGACCTCCGTGTTCAGGCCGGCACCGGACCGGGAGGAGGTGCGCCGCAGGTTCGGGCACGACGGACGCTTCATCGTAGGCATTGCGGCTGCCAATAAAGACAGTTCAAGGAAAGCTTTCGGCGAACAGTTCGAAGCGTTCAGCCGGTTCCACGCGCGGCATCCCGAGGCGATCCTGTCGGTGCACTCGGTCAAGGGCGGCGTGCCGACCGGGCTGAACCTCGTCAGGATGGCGCAGAGGAAAGGCGTCGCCGGCGCTGTCTCGTTCAGCGATCAGTACAGGATGGCCATCGGCGCGGTTACGGCCGCCGAGCTGGCCGAGTGGTATTCCGCGATCGACGTCCTGTCCTCCGCCTCGTACGGGGAGGGCTTCGGTATCCCCGTCCTCGAAGCCCAGTCGTGCGGCACGCCCGTAGTGGTGAACGACGCGACAGCCATGACCGAGCTGTGCGGCTCCGGCTGGAAAGTGCGCGGGCAGCCGTGGTGGAACGAGTGGCACGGGGAAAGCTGGCAGGTCCCGTTCATCGACGATATCGAGGCCGCCTACGAGGAAGCCTACGAGCTGACCATGTCGGGCGCCATCGAGGCGAAACGGCAGGCTACCCGCGAGTTCGCGCTCGGGTACGACGCCGACCTGGTGCTGGAGCAGTACTGGAAGCCGGTCTTGGCGCGGCTCGAGCAGATGCGCCAGGAGGACCGCCGGATCGTCCGCCACGCCGGCCTGGACTGGCGGGTAGACGGCCCGGAAGATCACGGTGACCGGCTCGGCCCGTTCCACGAGGAGTCCGTCGAAGACTCGCTCCTGTCGCTCCTCCCGCCCGGCGGGGTGTTCCTGGACGTCGGCGCCCACGTCGGGCACTACACCCTCCGTGCGGCAGAGGCCGCATCGAAGGTGATCGCCGTCGAGCCGAACCCGGCTACCGCAGCGAGACTGCGCGACAACATCGCCCTCAACGAGCCGGGGAACGTCACGGTCCTCGAGGTCGCCGCATGGGACGAGAACGCCCTGCTGCGGCTCGACTCACCTGCCGGGCATGAGCGGGACGGGTCCACCCGGGTCATCCCCGATGACGGCGGCACCGTGACCGGCTGCCCGCTGGATGACCTGCTCGCGGATGAGCCGCGCATCGACCTGGTGAAGCTAGACGTGGAAGGCGCGGACCTGCACGCCCTGCGCGGCATGCGGGAAACCCTCAGCCGGCTGCGGCCGGTGCTGTGGATCGAGGACCATTCAGTGTACGGCTGTTACGACCGCAGCGAGCTGGTGGGGCTCCTGGGCGGATACGGGTACGAGGTGCGGCCGGCCGGGATGTACGGCTGCGCCCCTTACCTGGTCGCGCTGCCTGTCGCTGTGCCGGCAGCGGCGAGGGATGAGGTCATCGCGCGGCTCGCCGGAGCGTGGGACGCCGGGGAACTGGACGCCCGCGAGCTCGCTGAGCGGACCGCGGCAGCACATGCAGCCGCCACGGCGGCTGACCTGCGCGCCGTCACCAGAGACCGGGCCGGCGCTCAGTGAGGGACCTGCTGGTCATCACGCCGTCCCGGGGGCGCCCCGGCCGGCTGCAGGAAATGCTCGCGGCCTGCCTGAGCCTGTCAGGAGCGGCGACGGACGTTGCGGTCGCGGTCGACGACGACCAGGCGCTGCTCTACGCGGGCACCGTCCCCGGTAACTGCCAGGGTCGGGTCCGGATGTTCACCGGGCCCCGCGACACCCTCACGGGGTGGACAAACAAGCTCGCGAGCCGGCACTCCGGCCGCTACCGGGCCTTCGCGTCCCTCGGTGATGACCACCTGCCCAGGACCGGGAACTGGGACGGCCTGCTGCTCGCCGCGCTCGGGCGGACGGGGGGAACCGGCATCGCGTACGGGAATGACATGATCATGGGCGGCCGGCTTCCCACCGCTCCTGTCATCTCGGCCGGCATCGTGGAAGCACTCGGCTGGATGTGCGAGCCGTCGATGCGCCACATGTGCGTGGACCTGTGCTGGAGGGACATCGGCGAGCTCTCCGGCTGCCTCTCCTACGTCCCGGACGTGGTGATCGAGCACATGCACTGGGGCGTAGCCAAGTCGGCCCTGGACGCCACCTATGCCGACGCGGAGGCGCTGCATCAGGACGACCGGGACGCCTACGCACGCTGGCGGGACGACCGGATGGCAGCCGATACCGCGAAGGTAAGGGCGCTCGTCCGGCACTGCCTGCCGGACTGTGACCGCCTTGACGGACACGACGGCCGCGATGCGGGCGGGTGCATGGCAGGCGGAGCGGTCCTTCCGCCAGGGGCGCCGATGCCGCCCTGGTGCGGCCAGGATGCCGGGGTGGTCGCATCCTTACCGGCCGGGTCTGGGACCTGATCATGTTCGACGGTGAACTGGACATGCTCGAGATGAGACTGAACCATCTCGCCGGAAAGGTGCATCGAACGGTCATAACGGAAGCTAGCGTGACCCACCGCGGCGTCCCCAAGCCCCTGCGGTACACAGAGAACCGGGAACGGTTTGCCGCGTTCGCTGACTGGATCACCTTTGTGGAAGTCAGTGAGCTCCCTGAGGGGTCTGACCACTGGCAACGCGAGCACGCCCAGCGTGACGCAGCATGGCACCATCTGGCAGGCGTGCGCCCGGATGACATCCTCCTCGTCGCTGACTGCGATGAGATCCCATCTGATGCCGCGCTGGGGGGCTGCCCGGAGCAGGGGGCGGCGGCGCTGAGGCAGCGGGTCTTCCATTCTGCCTGCGACTGGGAGTACCCAGTCCCTCAGCTCACGTCAGTCGTCGTCCGCGCCGGATGCGTCAGCGGGCCGAGGAGGCCATCGCTGAGCCAGGTCCGCGACCAGCGTCACGCCCTTCCTGTCATCGAGGACGGCGGCTGGCATTTCTCGTGGCTGGGCACGGAGGCTGACCGTGAGCGGAAGCTCGCCGCCACCTGCCACACCGAGATGCCCCGCGCGGAATGGGAAGCCATCCGGACCGGCGCCACCTGGAATCGCGGCGAGCATCACGCACCCGACTCCGGCGTGGTCCCAGTGACTGTCGACGAGACGTGGCCGGCCTGGATCCGCGACGGCAGGTGCCCGCCATACTGGCTCCGGCCGCGCATGACTGAAGGCGCAGCGTGACGGCGATAGCAGGCGACTACGAGGCCAGGGCCGCCGCGAAGTCCGACATGCAAGGCCATATGAGATTCCTGCGCGACACTGCGGCAGCATTCACGAGACCGGTCATCATCGAGCTCGGGGTGCGTTCCGGGAACAGCACGGCGGCGTTCCTCTCCGGGACCGCCGGCAACGACGGCCACGTCTGGTCGGCCGACATCGAGCCGCCTGATGTGCCGGCGGACTGGAACGGGCTGCCCAGGTGGCATTTCCTCCAGGCCGATGACCTCAGCGTGCAGGCGCAGGAGTGGCTGCCTGCCACGTGCGACATCCTGTTCGTCGACACGTCCCACGCCACCAGTCACACCCTGGCCGAGCTGCGCCTGTACGTCCCGCGAATCCGCGCGGGCGGCCTCGCGCTGCTGCATGATACCGAGTGGATGCCGGACGGGGACAGGATGCTCGGCGAGCCAGGCGGACCAGTCACCGAGGCGCTGGGCATCTACTGCGCGGAGACAGGGCGGACCTGGGTGAACCGGCACGGCAGCTACGGACTGGGGGTCGTATGGGCATGAGCTGTGAGCCTGCGGTCATCGTGACGGCGCTGAAACGCCCCTACTATCTCCGCCAGACCCTGGAGTCCTGGCGCGGGGCGCGCGGCCTCGGCGGCGTGCACTCGTTCACCATCGCGCTCGGCTACGACGAGGCCCAGTTCGCTGAGCAGGTTGAGGTCATCAGCGATTTCCGCGCATCCTCCGGGCTGGGCGCCCGGGTGCGGATCAAGCCGGACTCCGCCGCGGCGGCGGCGTCAAGGGGCATGGGAAGGGCCATCGCGGAGGCCGCGGACCATGTGCTCGCTGACCCGGCGGCGGAGTTCGTCATCTTCGGCGAGGAAGACGTGGTGGTGTCTTCCGACGTCCTGGAGTACTTCTGCTGGGCGGCCGGCCTGTTCGCGCAGGACGAACAGGTTCTCGCGGTGTGCGCGCACAGCCGGGGCGGCCAGGGATGGGACCCGCACGAGCCGGCACAGGATACGGACGCGGACCAGTCGGCGGTCAGGCTCCTGCCGTACTTCAACGCGTGGTGCTGGGGCACGTGGCGCAGCCGGTGGGAGCGGGCCATCCGCCCGGTGTGGGACTGGGAATGCGACTCGGGGACGCGCGGCTTCGACTCCGGATACGACTGGCAGCTCAGCCGTGTCACGCAGGCCGGGTACGTCACCGTCGTCCCGGACGCGTCCAGGTCGCAGACCATCGGGCTGCTTGACGGCTGGGCCTCGACGGAGGCTTCGTTTGCGTTCTCGCAGGCCGGGTCATTCATGGCGCACCGCGAGCCAGTGAGGTACGCGGTCTCCCGAGGCGGGAACGATGCCGCCTGAGATGGCCGCCGCCCACCACCGGGCATGCGGAAGCCGCCCCGCTCCGGGCCGCGTGACCAGGAGCGGGGCGGTGCGTTCTTAGCCGGGGCTGAGGGCCTACATCTTCCCGAGGAGCTTCTCCGCTGCCGCGGCCGCCTCAGCAGCCGCCTTATCCGCCTCGGCGATCATCGCGGTGACCTCCGGCCCGGCTGAAGGGTCCGCCATCCTGGCGAGCGACCCGATGATGCCGGCGAGGGTGCCGATGCCGGCGAGCGCGGCCGGGATTGCCGTCCTGGCGTGCTCCGCGTCGGCGCGGAGGGCCGCGACTTCCGGCAGCAGGTGGTCGCGGAGGTGTGCCAGGAATCCCGGGTGCGACGGCTCAGGTACCTGCCCGGTGCCCGTCTCTGTCAAGGCGGTTCTCCTCTAGATGCCGTGCTGGCTGAGCCAGCGGGTGATGTCGGTGACGTCGCGGGCAGTGTCCGCGGCGACCTCGCGGATGAAAGCGGCCAGCTCGGCGAGCTGCGCGGCGGGTCCCGGTGCAGGGTGCGGCGGCGGCGCGGGCGGGGCCGGGAACGGGTTCGGCGAGCCGGTGAGCATCGCGAACTCGTTCCCGAGCTGGTGCAGGTCTACGCCTTCCGGGTCCCTGCCGTCGCGTCCCGCCCAGTCCTGCGACACGACCGCCCACGCCTCGCCGCAGTAGGCGCGCAGCCAGTCCCACGCAGCGGGAACGACCTTTCCCCAGGAGACCAGGTAGATGTACGTCTGGTCGTACCCGAAGGCGGTCACTGCATGGCCGCCGGCTATGCCTCCGTCGTCCGGCACCAGTGTCCACGGCTCGCCGGCGTCGAACTGAGCGAGGGCGGACTGCGGGAGCCGCACGCCGATGGCCGCGCAGCCCAGCTGGGCGACAGCGGTCCTCAGCTCGTCCTCATCGCCGTCCGCGAGCCGGGCGAACGCGGCGATCTTCTGCCCGGCGAGCCCGTTCCTGCGCAGGTCGGCGAGGCCGTCCTGGAGCAGCGCGCCGTTGTCGGTCGGGTTCTGGCCTGGCGGCCCGGCGGCCGGGTCGAAGCCCGTGACCCGGGTGTAAGCAGCGAGTATCTCGGCGTCGGTGACGATCACCTCGGTACCTTCACCGGCTGCGGTCTGCTGCTCGGCGATATGGCCGGTGCCTGCGAACACGCAGTCGCCCCAGTCCGTGTTCCCGAGCGTCCCCCATGCCGGGACGTGGCTGTACCAGTCCGCTGACGCGGGCGGGGGCGGCGTGGCGCGCAGGTGGGGGGTGAGCAGCAGCCGCGGCTTCGAGCGGTCCTCGGGGAGCCGGCCGAGCGGCCTGCGGGCAGGCATAGTCACGTGCCTCCGTTGCGTCAGGTCAGGGCGGACGATGCCGCGCGTCCAGGGGACGATGGGGGCCTAATTCCTCGGCAGCATCGCGATTATCCAGGCGAGGAGCCAGCAGGCGAGGCCGCCGGGGAGAAGCCACTGCGGATTGTCGATCCGGACCTGGCCGCCCGCGACGGCCGTGTCCGCGAGGAGGAGCAGCAGGCCGAACGCGGCGATCAGGAACGAGACCCAGTCCCTCACCGTCACGTCCCCGCTGACACCAGCGCAGGGCTGCCGTTCGCCCTGCTGACGGACAGGTAATCGACGTCATGCTCGGTGAACACAACGACGGCCTTGCCGGACTGCGGGATCATCAGCTCAGGCACGGTCTGCGTGAACCCCTTGCTGTACGAGTGGACCTCCACCCGGATGGCCGGCTGCGGCTGCCCGGCCAGCGACCAGTGCGAGGAGAACCCGATGGCCCTGAAGGTGCCCGCGGACGACAGGTCGACCGTGACGGCCGCCGTGGCGCCGGCCGGTCCGGACTGGTACGCGGGGAGCTGGAGCGGGGAGATGCTGACCATGTCGTCCTCCACGGGCTTCGGCGGTGCGGGCGGGGAAGGCCGGGGCCTGCCGAGCGCGCGGGTCATCGCCGCGGCGTCCGGGTAGTTCGCGACGTCCAGGTCGATGCCCTGCTGGCCGTACTGGTGCACCGCCCACG